CATACTTCGGGCTGTATTGTACCCCTTATCAATGTAAGCTTCAAATATTGTCTTTTGTATGCTGTCCTTTATTCGTTGCCTGTATATTTCTATTACGGCCTTTTGTAAATTGTAAGTTTTATCTGCTAATATCTTAGCATCTAAATCGGTGGTATCTTCTGCAGTATCTTTGTCAACTATGAACGGCATTGAGTTTATCCTATCGTGCCGGTTTGATAGTGAAGATGTCCAAATCACCTGGTACTTAATCGTATTAAATAAATAGCTTTTCGTCTTTTCAATTGTTGGTAATGGATCGTTAATGTTTACCACATGAATATAGGAATTGTTTATAACGGTGTCAGCATCTATGAAAGATTTAAAACGCACAAGGAAGTAATTAGTGTAAGTCCTAACTTCAGCGTAATTCTCAGTTATGTATTTATCAAGTATTGCTTTCATACCATAATTTAAACCCTTTAAACCATATTTTTCGTCTTACACTAGAGCAGAAACAATCCTTTTCTTTGACGCCTGTATATTTCTCTTTTATCTTAGCTAATTTGTTTAGATTAACCTTTGCGGTCCTAACAAGTTCCTCAGTTTCAAATATAGACGCTATTAAGTCTATTTCAGTTTGTTCAAACATAAGTCTAAAATAAAGGTAAGTAATGCAGCAAAGCAAGCAAGGCTAAAATCTAATGTAATAAATATAGTTAACCAAAAGCTCCAACACTTCCAACACCCTAAAGCTGCATGGGTAAAGACGGTTAAATTGTCAACAGGTAGCTTGTTAAATATTGCATCTATTGCTAGCTGTAATGGCTCAAAGTTTACTAACCACCAAGCCATTGATATAATTAATATTAGTTCCATAGTGTAAATATAACAAAAAACCCCACATAAAACATGTAGGGCTAATTTTAATTAAAACGGTAAATCATCGGTTTCAACTACTGAGCTAAGTGGTGGCACATTATCTTCAGGCTTTACATAAGGTTCACTAAAAGAAGCACTGAAATACTTTGTACCCTTTGAGGACTCTTTAAGCCATAACGCTATCTCCATATCTTTGCCGTTTACATTTACCTTACCTTTGTAATCAGGGTGGTTTTCGGACTTCTTATTATCATTTTTAAAGATAGCACCGCTGTTGTTTTTTGTTTCCATTTTATATTTATTTAATTGTTACTTCAAAATGACACATAAAAAATGCAATTCTAATACACTTATCTTCAAAGTCTATTGCTATCATTGGAGTAATAGAAATTACATTCCATTCTTTATAACTGTTAATTAATTTTACTTTCATTTTTAATATTATTTAGTTGTTAGGGATAAAATTAACTGTCATAGACACTAATTGTCCATCTGTTTGTTTTGTATACTCAACTGAATCTACACTTACTAAATTGATTCCCATTAAGTTTGGGAATACATCTATGGAAATAGGACAATAAGCATTGTTCTTTACCACATCTTCAATTGTTACTTTTTTTGTTTCCATTGTTAATTGTTTTTAAGGTTTAATAAATAAGCTATTGAACAAACCCAACCCCAAACTATTGCGGGAGTGAGCAGTATTGTTAGTAATATAATCATAATCCAATTTTTTTTAATTCTTTAAATTTTCTACTATTATAAATATCTTGTATAATTTTCCATCTTATATATTCTCTTATTGTTAAAAAATATTTATTATTGTTATTATTTGTATAAAAATGGGCTGCTTTAAATTCCATGAGTAATTCATCTTTTCTAAACTCAATACTTCCACGCATTCCATTTATATCAATACTGCATTTTATATATTCTTTCATATCGTTTCAATTAGTTGGTTAAAGTAATCTCTACAAAGTTCCACCTTTGCTTTAATTTGTTCTATTACTTCATTATCTCTTTTGATTGTGTAAACCTTTACTCTTTTGTTATCAGGTATATGATCAAAGTTATGCTGTTTTTGTACCTGGTCAATGATATCAATATCGTCTTCCATTAGCTTAAGTCTATAGTGCTCTCTTCTAATCTCATCCTGTACAATATCTATAGGAGTATTAGACAAGCAGTAACAAAGCATAGCCTCTTCTTTATTCGTTAAAAACATATAACCTTGTAATTGGTAAAAGTAATCTTTGTTAGGGCACTCAGTATCGAACCAAGGGAAGGTAGAAGCACTCCACGAATTTTTTACATCAATTAAATACTTATCGGTTACCACATCGGGAGTACCTGTTAGCCAATCATTGGTAAAGTTCTCTTCGTTCTTGTATAAAAATTCAGTTTGCAATACATCCATTACCAAACCTAAACAGCCATCTTCGCACTGGTTACCCTTGTCAGTATATTTAGAGCTAAATTCTTTACGAATACCGTACTTTTCTTTTAGTACTAAACTTTGAATGTAAGTCTTAGTAGTTTGGCTTAATGCTTCCCCTTTAGTCTTAGAGGAAGTCATTATTTTGCCTATTTGTGAGCATCTAATTTTCATAACAATAGTAAAGCTTTAGTTTGTAAATCAGTTAATTCAAAACTAGCCTTTAGTTTAGCAACAGTATACTTGTTATCATTGATAGCTTGTACTGCTTCTTCAAATCTTTTGTTATCAATAGAAGGCTTAGTGCTTGCAGCTGTGCTTCCATCATCATCAACTGCCTGAAGAGATAGTAAACTTTGAAGTGTACCTCTTCTAAAGTAAGTCACAGCACTTAGAACCTTTTGAGGGTCAGTAATAGCAGGTAAAGTCATATAACTTTCAACTAAATCACCAGAGTGAATGTCAATTATTTGACTAACTACTACATTATCCTTAATGGGTTGCAGTAATAATAGATCGTGCTGTAGTAAGATAGGCTCAACAGTATCTAAGATACTATTAATGTCAGCATAATTCTTTTTAAAATGTGGATTGATTGCATTCTTATGCACCTTACCGATTAATTGTTTTGCTTTATGTAGTCTCACATAAAACGGCATAGCAGACATGTCTACTTCTTCAATGGCTTCAGCCACTTTCTTTGTACTCATAGCGTTTGTTTTAATTATTTATTAACAAATATACAAAAATTATCGTACCATACGATAAAATCATCAAAATTCTTTGCAATTATATAAACACCCCCACAATCTTCTATTGATCGTTGGTATTTCTTTTGGTCCTCACTTTGCCTATCCTTACCAATCTTAACCTCAATCTTAACTGAACGGCCTTGAATAGTAGCTGAGATGTCTGCACTCCCTTTGGTTCCGCTTCCTTTGGTCCATTTGCCGTTGCGAAATAGTCCAGTAGTGCTAATCCTTTCAGCTTGACATTTAGAGTAGTTTAAAAATTCAACAATACATTTAGTCAATCCATTAGCTGTCTTATCCTCGTACTTCGTTAATGGTATCATAGGAATAGGCACCGAAGGGTATTTCTTTATCAGGTAAGCAAGCTCCGCTGTCTTTAACCTTTCTTTACTTTCTTTGTTCATATTACTTTAGCTTCTATTTGGTCCCAAATGTCAACTGAAGCTGCAAGGGGTGCCGTTACTTTAATTAGTTCAATATACTCTTTACTTTGATTAGTCTTACCTCTTACAATAGATTGACAAGCTCCTATCTTAACAAGGTAGTTAGCATATTTATTAAGCCTTACCGTTGTATACTTTTGAGACCATTTACGGTGGTGAGTATAATCATTAGTAAAATTCTCATAGATATCTTTAAAGTGAATACGCTCATTAAATTTAATGTGCTCAGTTATCCAGGTATAAAAATCGTGACCTAATTCACTTACTAATCGTTTTTCATCTAAGTTAACTGAATTGTAAGATACTAAGCCATTGATTAAGAAGTGCTGTATACACTCAATCATAAAGTTATCAAACTTGGCCCACTCTTCGGAGTCCCAATCATAGAAAAAATTACGCTTGAATTCGTGCCATGGTGTAAACTTCTTATTATAGTGATTGTTTAGCTCTATTTCAAACCTTCTACGCTCATGGCTGTTACCTTCACCTTTCAATATGTAATTGGTTGGTATGATAATCTTTGGGGTACGGTCCTTATCAATAAAAAATTCATCTTTGTTCTTCTTATTAATCGGCATACCATCGGTTACAATACTAAATAGTTTTTCAAAATCGAAGTTCTCTTGGACATCATCAAATACCAAAACTTGAGTATCAATACTAACACGCTGAAAAGCAAAGTCTTTTGAAGGGTCAAAGTTTTTACCATTGATCGTGCAGCTATTCTTAAATTGACTAAGAGCTTCGACTATCAAACCCTTACCTGTACCGCCTTGTGGGTTGTCGCTTATATCCTCATCATTTAAAATAATTGCAGGACTAAAGTAAGGAGTTTTATAAGTGTGTA